ATATCCGAATCAATAAACAAAAGATAATCGTATTCGGTTTGAAGAAATTTGTGAACAACTTTATTTCTTGCTCTTGTTACCAAGCTGTCACCGTTGAGGTATTGTATTGATGCGACAGGCACGTTTGGTGAGAACATACATTGCATATTTGTTTGCATGGCTTGCACTTCTGCTTTGGAGTCGTAACATGGGTAACCAATTACGATGTCTTTCTTTACATTTGTTTTCATAAAAGTATTATTTGTTTTAAGTTTACATAAAAAATATATGGATATTATTTGTAAAATCCCAAAGTATCAGGATCATTTTATCAATGGAGATGACCGTATTGTGGCTATTGTTGCGGCAAAAGGACTTGGAAAAACCTGGGCGGGTGCAAGGTTTGTAGCTAATATGGTTGCCCGTCAGCCTCGATCTCAGGGTATCATTATGATGAACTCTCGGCAACAGGCGGAAGATATATTTGTGCAGAACATAGAGCCGTTGCTACAGGAGTTGAATTGGGATTACGATTTCAATGGGCAGAAGTTAAACCTGAAGGTGTTTGGTAGTGTTATTCACATTAGAAGTGCTGATCCTGATGCTGTAAAAAAGATTGAATCTATCGAATATTCTTGGGGATGGGCAGATGAGGCTTCGTATTTTCCGACCGAAACGTTACGAACCTTTGTATCACGTATCAGGAAGGGTGATGCTACGGTAAGGATTACATCGATGCCTGATGAGCCTGATGCGTATATCTATGAATTTTTAGAGCGACTTGTGGAAAAAGAGGGTGGTAAGATGTATGAGCTTGCATTGAAGGACAACCCTGATGTGGAGTTTCGTGAGCGGTACGCAAGGTTTTTAGAAACAATATATTCTGGCGCACAACTTGATCGTTTTTTGTCAGGAAAAAGAGTATCTTTATCGGGAGACGGTTTGTTTGTTGTTGAGTCTCACATGAGAGGTGAGTACCCGTATAATCCTGATGATGAGATGCTTATATCGTGGGATTTCAACGTTGAATATCGGGCTGTTAGTGCTTGGCAACAGGTTGGTTTTGATGATCAAGGATACCCAAAAATAGCCTGTGTGTTATCATGGAAGCTGAAAAATGCAACTGTATATGATGACGCTGTTTGGTTGGCTGAGTGGTTAAAGGGTCACCGTAATGTGGTATTGGTTCACGGTGATGCTTCGGGTGAGTCGAGGACGGCTCAAGCGACCGATTCTATGTGGAAAACGATTAGAGATACTTTTGATGATAAGCAAATAAATTATCATTATATTGTACCCAAGAGTAACCCTTTGGTTAAGGATACTATACAATGCCTAAATTGGGCGTTAAAGTCTGGTTTGGTTGTTTTTGATCAAGACGAAAAGAACGTATATACATCATTACAGGCTATGAAGGCTGATAAATATGGTGAAATTGATAAATCTGTTGACTACAAAGCTGATTCAAACATTCGCTCTCACCCTGCTGATACAGCACGGTATGCTTGCTATCATTACTTTAAACACCTTTATCCGGGTAATCAGGGAGGATTTTTCGTAGTATGAACGATATTGCATTTAAAACAGCTCAAGCGAGAAGGGAAGCTATTATCGAGAAAAAATATGTCGGATCTAACATCTGGGAAGCAATGGTTGTGGGTAAGGGTGCTTGGATGGGGTCTAAATGGGATAAGATAAACATTATCGAGCAAGCGTTTCAGCGTAATGCGCCTTTCTATGCGGCTTGCAACATGATCTCGTCTATGGTAGCAGGTCTGCCGATTGAAGTTGAGACGGAGGTTCGTGGTAAGAAATCACGAACAAGCGCACACCCTTTACTTAGCGCAATGGATCGTAATGAGCCTATAAGGGATTTTCTTAAAAAGAAGATTTTGTATTATATTGTTACGGGAGAAACTTTTTCGCAAGTTATATTAGGTTCTGATAAGTCGAGACCTGTTGGATTTGTGGTTATGCCTTCTCAGTTTGTTAAAAAGGTTCAGGGAGATCGGTTTAACCCGATATTGGAGTATAAGTACATTGAGAGTAAAGAGATTACCGTTGACAAGAAGGATGTTATTCACATATTTAACCCGTCATTGTCTAACTATTTTGAGGAGTTAAGTCCTGCAATACCGCTTCAAGAGATTATTGCTTTAAATAATAGCGCTATCACTTGGAATAAGAATATTGCTCAGTCGGGCGGTCTTCCCCCTTTTGTTATTAGGGCGATGGGTGCTAATAAGGATCAGGCTCAGAAGATTAGAGATGAGTGGACGAATCAGTCGGGTGCTAATAACTCTCACTTGTTAAAGATTATATCTCAGAGTATGGAGATAGAGAAGATGAATGATTCTCCGCATGATGCTGAGTGGAATGATGCTTTGATCTCTACAATGAGGATGATTTTTATGGTTCTTGGTATGAGTAGTTCTTTGATGAACGATGCAGCTAACAAGACGTATAACAACTACCATGAGGCTCGTAAGTCGATGTACATGGAGAACATTATACCCTTGGCTGAGTTGATACTGAGTGCTATAACAAGAAAAGTGCAGATGTACTACAAGGATAATCCGAAACTTGTTATTGCCCGTGAGAAGATTGAGGCAGTACAGGAGGAGAGAAAGGCAATGATTGACAGGCTTGTTAAGGCTGTTGATGCAGGTATTATGACGGCTAATGAAGCGAGAAAAGATCTTGGTTTAACACCTGGTAAGGGAGCTACAGCCGATGTATTACAGAACGCAAGAATTATTAACAATATACCGAAGGTTGATATTAATCAGCCAGAGGAAACCCTAAACAATCCGGATGATGAAAACGAAAGCTGAAGTTCTTATAGATCAACTTGAGCAAGCTGCTATGAGGCAAGAGGAGCTGTCAAGTGAAACGCCATATAACATTGGCGATATAGTCAATTTGAGTGAGTCCGAATATGAATACATTGGTATGATTGAGGACGAGGATCGTGGCGTGTACCAGATTAGGGTACAGGCTGTTGCCGGAGATGAATTTGAACCAACTGATAAAGTATATTTTCGCTATGCAGAAGAAATCACACCCTACGAAAAAGCCCCTGTTATGGAAACTGATTCTGAAGATTCAGATAATGAGGGAGAAGTTGAGAGAAATGAGAAGTCAATACAGGCAGGAGATTATGTCGAATGGCTTTGCGAAGAAGGCAACGTTCATGGAAAGGTTCAAGAGATAGTTGAGGGTAAGGCTAACATTGAGGTTTATGTTAAAGAGTCTGATTCTTATACGCCTACAGGCGTTTTTGTAGATATTGAGCAGGAGCATATTGAGCCTACTGTTATTGACGTTAAGTCTGCTATTCATAAGATTTTGACAAAGATGGATAACGTGAACATGGAAGTTGACGGTAATATAGGCAGATTCAAGGGTATCGGGTCTCAGTATGGTCAAGTTGACCTTGGTGGTGATACTGTAGCTAAGGGTGCTTACACGCAGACGTTAAACCATAAGGGCGGTAAGATTAAGCTGTTATTTGATCACGGTTATAAGACAAAAGATATAGCGGGCGTTGCAATGCTAACTGATTCTGATCAGGGTCTTATGGTTGACGCTGAGATGCCATTAGAAGCGCAAGACGTTAAAGATTCTTTTGTTAAGATTAAGTTTTTGATTGAGCGTGGTGAGCCTGTTGGGCTTTCTATTGGTTACGACCCGATTAAGGTTACTAATAACGCTGATGGTACTCGCACTCTTAATGAGATTGCGCTACATGAGATGTCAATCACTCCGTTTCCTATGGATACGGGTGCAAAGATTTTGTATGCTAAAAGCAAACGCATCCAATACAAGGCGATGCAAACTGCTTGGCAGACAATACCAACTGATGCGCCACTCGGCAATCAGGGCGATTGAGGCGAAATCACTCAACGTTTACTAACATTAAACACATAACGTAATGAGTCAAGAACAAAAAGACTGGCGTAATGCGGTTGCCGAGCTTAGAGAGCTTACTGTAAATCAGGTTGGAGAGCTGAAAAGCGATTCTGCTGAATACAAAGAGCGATTTGAGTCCATTAATGATCGTCTTGATACGATTGATATGGAAGTCAAAAAAGTTGCGACACCGACACCATCGCCTGACACTATTAAATCAAATGTTATCAACGAATTTAAAGACGTAGCTCTTGAGTTCGTAAAAGGTAACCGTCACGCTCTCAACCAACGGGAAGTTAAAAACTGGCACCCCGGTATTGAAAGTAAATCAAGTAACCTTGTTCGTTTCGATCTCGCAAGTGCAGGAGCATTGCTTCTTCCTAACCAGATCAGCGCAGATATTATCAAGGACGTAACCGAAGCAACTCCTGTTATGGGTCTTGCCCGTGTAACACCAACCTCTCGTAGCAACTACGAAAGACGTGTTCGCACAAGCAAGCCGGGCGGTAGATGGCTTGGTGAGGCTCTTGAAAATACTAAGACAAAACCAACTTACGCTATCGTAAGCATTCCTCCGCAAAAATATGCGGCTGAGTACGGTATGTCTATCGAGCAAGAGCAAGATACAGGATACAACCTTGTTTCTGAACTAATGCAAGCATTCAGAGAGGATTTCTCTGTTGATTTCGGTTCTGCCTTTGTTAACGGTGACGGTATCAGCAAACCTACAGGTTTTGTTGGTAAAGTAGAAAACTACGAAACAGCGTCTAATGTTATCACAACTGATGACCTGATTTTCGCACAAGAAACCCTAAAAGAGTCTTACCAAACAAACGGAACATGGTTGTTTAACCGTGACACCCGTGCGGTAATTCGTTCTTTAATACTGAGTGCCACAAACGGTCTTCAGTACACATGGGAGCCTGATTTCACACGTAAAAGCCCAACCCTTCTTCTTGGTAGCCCAATCGCTATTGCAAGAGTTGGCGATTTGGCTTCACCAGCAGATAAATCAGCTAAACAATACGATCCGGGTGCAGTTTTTGCCGCTTATGGCGATTTCCGTTCAGGATACGAGGTTGTTATGCACTCAGATATGTATCTGATTGATGACGTTTACTCCGATGCTAACTCTTTCGTGCGCAATCTGCACGTAATGAGCCGTGTTGGTGGTAATGTGATCCAAAAAGAAGCACTTACAACCATAACAGCTAAAGCATAAGGATAATATCATGGCATCTTTTGATTTCGGAAATATTTCCGCATATAAATTCGCTTTATCAGGCTTGGTTGAAGCTAATACTGATTCAGCGGCTATTGACACCCAAGGATACGAGGGCGTAGCGGTTGTGGCTTTGGCAGGTACAGGTACTTTGTCAGCGTCCAACAAGTTCACCCTTTCTTTCCTTGAAAGTGACGATACAAACGTAGCAAACGCTACTGCTGTTGCAAGAGTAGGTTCTGTAGCTGAGATTGTGGAAGCAAACTCAGTTGTATGGACTTCTGTAACACCGGCAAAGCGTTACTTATTCGCTAAACTTACCCGTGGCGCATCTGCTTCTGCAAACATTGCAGTTATCGGAGCGTTGGGTTATGCGCATAATGCACCAACTCAGTAAATAATAAGGGGGCAGGGCAACTTGCCCCCTATTTTTAAACAAAACACACAATATTATGTCAGAAGAAATAGAAGTTGTATTTGAACAAGAAATGGAGCTATGCTTTGACGGTATAAACCTGAAAAAGTATAAAAAAGGTGAAACTTATTCGCCTACACACGCTCACGAAAAGAAAATGTTTGAAGCATTTCTTGCGGACGGACGGGCTACTAAGCCTTCACGTGAAGTAAAGGTTAAAGAGGCTAAACCTTCAGAAAAGATTGTTAAACCAAAATCAGCTAAAAGCAAAAAGTAAATGAACGCTCTGCCATACGGGTCTTTATCACCAACTATTACATTTTACAAGCACCCTAATGAGACGGTTGTACTTTCAGAAAGTGTGCCTTTATGTGTTAGCGTGGAAGATGTTAAAGAAGAGTTGCCCGTTTATGATGATATAAGTGACGTGCTTATAGAGCGCAAAATAAGATCTTCTCAGCGTGCTATAGAAGATTTCCTTAACAGGGATACCGTTAAAAGAGAGAGGGAGTCGCTGTGGACAAGACCGCAACGTATTATATCCCTCCCTTATGGTATACATGAGATTATTGAGGTAAAGCAACAGTTTGACAGAGATGCAGATTTCGTTATTACAACCGACTATACTGTACATGGATTAGAATATCTTAGCATCCAGTTAGACTTTCTTTACCCTACAAAGGTTCGCTACAATTCGGGTGATGATGAGGTTGAGGATATTTTTCAGGAGGCTGTCATTCAGCAGACTTCTTACTACTTCAAGAACCGAAACGACCCTAATGAGGCTGAACCAACATCAATAAACGGGCTTACACAGTCCACAATGAACCTGCTTACAAATTATGTAAGATGAAATCTTTATCAGAACAATTTAAGTCTAAAATAAACAAGCAGTTAGCCATTGTGAGCGACAAGGGTGCTAAGTTTATGGCGGGTGCTATAATTGAGAAGATGAAGGAGAATGTGGATCGTGGTGTTGCGTTTGATCGTGGTGAAGACAAGTATAAGCGCAAGTATGCAGCCCGGACGGTAAAGGAAAGAAAACAAGAGGGTTATAGGTATGATTACGCTGATTTGCAAAGAGGTAACAAGCGGGTAAAGACGGCTTACGTTGACGAGTCCGTAAAAGATGGTGGTAGGATACGTTTTGCTCAGGGTGGTGATTTAATGATGCTTCATAATTGGGGCATCGATAAAAGGTTACCAAGAAGGCAGCTGTTTCCTGATATAGAAGGCGGTGGCAAAAATAGTCCGGGTACTGGCGAATTACAACAAGCTGATTCTATACCTAAAAAAATTGTTAAAGACACAGAAATTTTCGGTGCAAAACTAATGAATAAGCCATTATGATACCAAAAGGCTTTAGTATGATTCATATATCGTCTATACTTGACGATTTAAAGCAGTATATTGGAAGTAATTTAATTACTTACGAAAGGTACAATGTTCCTTACGAAGAAATTGAAACAAGAAAAGATATTCGTTTTGCAAGGATAGCTCTTTACGAGCAGACCGACTCTGTTACTGATCAGGTTAACGACTACAGGGCTAACTTGTCCTTAGTGTCCTTTGCTATAGACGTTTCGGTTATAAGGGCTTACAGGGGAGATAACGACACAAGAGGAGAAGAGCCGTTACTAAACCTGAGAGATATTATTGTCGAGTGGAGCAAGCAAGTTGATGTACCGACTCTCACTAATGAGTATATACTTGCTTTTGGCTATAACACTTCGGCTAACATTATTCGTAATGATAAGTTTGTAAGCCGAACAATAACCTTTGATGCTGTAAAGGACTTGCATAAACCGCAAGCACCGCTTGAAACTTTTACCGAAACCTTTGACGAAACCTTTGACTAATGACACTAAAAGATAGAGCCTTACAGGTAAAGAACGAAACCGGCAAGTTTGCTAACACAGCTACACGAGTGGGTGGGTTATTGGAGGATATGAACGACCAATTTGATACGGCTTATGCTGGTTATTTTGACTTCACTTCTAATGCTGTTACTAACATAACAACAGAAAATGTATGGGTTAAGTTAAACACCACCACAACCGAAGGTTTTAAGCGTAACGGTCTTGTTCACTCTAATAACAGGGTAACACGCACAGGCTCAAAGCGTGTATTTCAGATGGAGGGGATTGTATCATTAGGCGCTGGAAATAATCAAGAGGTTCACGTTGCTTTTTTTAAGAACGGGGTTTTATTTCCTTGCTCAGAGCAAAGCGTTGTCACAAGCGCAGCAGGGCGCAGGAACGCTGTACCTTTTCAATGTTTAATAGAACTTGAAGAAAACGACTTTATTGAGGTGTATGTAAAAAACCAAACAGCAACCGATAACATTACGTTGGATAATCTGAACGTAATAATTAAACAGTTGTAAGTTCAACAAAATTATAAGTAAATTTAACCAACACTAATCACAAAACAAAAACATCATGGCAGCGACAAAATCA